TATTTCTTTGTTTATTCAATATATGATATCTAGAAAAAAACAAAGATATTTAGTACCTAAAGGACAAATTATGTTTTTAAAAGATATTGGTTCTAATGCTAACGTCTTCCAGGAGTATGGTTGGAAAAATACCGGTACATTATTTAAAGCACACTTACTAAGTTATACTATAGAATATACCAAAGAAGAATTAGATGTAGAGACTAAAACAGATGGTACTATTGTAAGAACTAAATATGGTATAGAAAGAATACCTGATCCTATGTTACTTAAAGAAATGCAAGAATATGCAGATGGTGTCAATGTGGATAGACTGGTTTCTTTTGCTGCACTTGTTGCATTTATGAGAATACAACAATCTAATAGAGGCTATTCTAAAAGAGTAGTTATGGATGATGCAGCAAAAAACTTGCAAAAGTCAGAAAATTTGTTTAAATTAAATAGGAGTCCTTTTCGTCATGTGGGAGGAAATAAATTATCAAATAGGCCAGAATTTAAAAAATCTGCCTTTAAAAACTTAAAGTAAACACTATGCAAATAATAAATGCTTTACAGGCCAAAGCAGGAGCTAAAACTGAAAATAATAAAATTGGTACAATTACCCAACCATTACAATTTTTATCTAAAAAAGAAAAAACAGATGAATGGGCAGCATGGAATCTTGACTGGATAGAATGGCAAGGACAAAAACAAATACGTAGGAATGCTAGAAGACTTATGAAAAATTATAAGTTAGCAAAAGGTATTATAGATAAATCTGATTATATAGTAGAAGAAAATAATGAAATGAGAGAAATAGTAGATATTCTTACTAAAGAAGATACATCTGCTTTAGAACTTAAGTTTTATCCTATTATTCCAAATGTTATTAATGTTCTAGTAGCTGAATTTGCAAAAAGATCTACTAAACTTACATATCGTGCCATAGATGAAATTTCATATAATGAAATGATGGAACAAAAAAAATCTATGGTAGAAGAAGTTTTAATGGCAAATGCACAAACTAAAATAGTAGCAGCATTAATTGCTCAAGGAATGGATCCTAATTCTGAAGAAGCACAACAAGAACTATCTCCTGAAAAATTAAAAACATTACCAGAAATAGAACAATTCTTTAAAAAAGATTATAGATCTATGGTAGAAGAATGGGCTTCTCATCAACACAAAGTAGATGTTGAAAGATTTGGTATGGATGAATTAGAAGAAAGAGGATTCAGAGATATGCTAATTACAGATAGAGAGTTCTGGCATTTTAGAATGATGGAAGATGACTATGATGTAGAACTTTGGAATCCTGTAGTTACATTTTATCATAAATCTCCAGATGCAAGATATATTTCTCAATCTAATTATGTTGGAAAAACTGATATGATGACAATATCAGATGTAATTGATAAGTATGGTTATTTAATGAATGAAGACCAATTAAAAAGTCTTGAAGCAATATATCCAATTACAGCTGCAGGTTATACAACAGGTGGTTATCAAAATGACGGTACATTTTATGATGGCACTAAATCACATGCATGGAATACTAACATGCCTTCATTAGCAATGAGACAATATACTTCTGCAATGAATGGTAGTGTTATTAATAATGGAGATGTTATTACAGAAATATTATCAGAAGGAGAAGAATATTTTGATCAAGGAACTGCTTCACTTTTAAGAGTTTCTACAATATATTGGAAATCACAAAAAAAAGTAGGCCATTTAACTAAAATTGCTGAAAATGGAGAAGTAGTAAATGAACTTGTATCAGAAGATTATCTTATAGAATATAAACCAATATATGATAACAGACTATTTAAAAACAAAACAAAAGATACATTAATATATGGAGAACATATAGATTGGATCTGGATAAATGAAGTTTGGGGTGGAATAAAAATTGGTCCAAATTTAACATCATTTTGGGGAATGAATAATCCTAGTGGTTTCTCACCTCTATATATTGGTATTGATAAAGGTAAAATTGGAAGATTAAAGTTTCAATTTAAAGGTGATTCAACTATATATGGTTGTAAACTTCCTGTAGAAGGAGCAGTATTTTCTGATAGAAATACAAAGTCTACAGCTTTATTAGATTTAATGAAACCATACCAGATTGGATTTAACATAGTAAACAACCAAATTGCTGACATATTAGTAGATGAGTTAGGAACTATTATCATGTTAGACCAAAATACTCTTCCTAGACATTCTTTAGGAGAAGACTGGGGAAAAGGAAATTTATCTAAAGCATATGTTGCTATGAAGAATTTTGGTATGCTTCCTTTAGATACATCTATAACAAATACAGAAAATGCATTAAACTTTAATCATTTCCAAAAACTTGACCTATCTCAGACTGAAAGACTTATGTCAAGAGTAAATTTAGCAAATCACTTTAAACAACAAGCATATGAAGTAATTGGTATTAATCCACAAAGAATGGGACAACAGTTATCTCAAATGACTGCTACCGGAGTAGAACAAGCTACTGCTTCATCTTATGCACAAACAGAAGTATTCTTTATCCAACACTGTGATTATTTAATGCCTAGAGTACATACAATGAGAACTGATTTAGCTCAGTATTATCATTCAACTAAACCATCTGCTAGATTAACATATATTACAAGTGCTGATGAAAAAGTTAATTTTCAAATTAATGGAACAGATCTACTAATGAGAGACTTAAATATTTTCTGTAGTACTACTGCAAATCATAGAGCAGTCCTTGAACAGTTAAAACAAATGGCTATGACTAATAATACAGCAGGTGCTAGTATTTATGATCTTGGTAAAATTGTACAATCTGATTCAATTGCAGAACTTAATAATGTTCTTAAGTCTTCTCAAGCAAAACAAGAAGAACAAAAACAACAAGAAATGCAACAGCAACAACAAATGCAAACTGAACAACTTGCTTCTCAAGAAAAACAACAACAAGCATCAATACAAGCAGAAGCTGAGAAATCAGATAAACTTATACAAAAAGATATTACTGTTGCTGAAATTAGAGCTGCAGGTTATGGAGCACAGGTTGATTTAAATGAAAACAAAATGTCAGACTATGAAGATTCTATGAAAGAAATAAGACAATCTGAACAATATCAACAGCAAACTGATTTACAAAGAGAAAAACAATTAAATGAAAATATGAGAGGAAATCAAAAATTAGATATTGAAAGAGAAAAAATACAAGCACAAAGAGACATAGCAAATAATCAATTAGAAATTGCAAGAACTAATAAAAATAAGTTTGATGATAAACCTGATAAAAATAAAAAAAAGTAGGTTAGCCATATAGTGCAAAAAAAAATAATTTTTTTTTTAAATCTTTCAAGTTTAATTTGTATATTGAATTATAAACAAAAACCAACAAAATGAAAACCAACAATGAAACTGAAGAAAAGCAGGTACAAGATTCTACAACGGTAGAAGAAGTAGATGTAAATATTGATGAACTATTTGGAATGCCAGGAGCAGAAAATGTTATGCTTCCATCAGATGGTAAATCAGAAGAAAAACAAAAGTCTATGTTTTCTAAAGAAAATACAGACATTACGTTCCTTGACAAGCCTGTTTCAAAAGAAGAGGCAAAAGAAATTGAAGAAGTAAAAGAAACTTTTGCTGAGTTAGATAATCTAATTTCTCAAGAGGAAGATGCTGGTAATAAAGGTAGACCTAAAGTTGATAAATCAGGGTTATATGATCTAGCAACAAAAATGATAGAAGAAGGAGCTTTAGTTCCTTTTGATGATGATAAAGATTTAGAAGAGTATACAACAAAAGATTTTAGAGAACTGTTTGAAGCAAATTTTCAAGAAAGGGAAAATAAAATTAGAGAAGATACTCCAAAAGAATTTTTTAATGCTTTACCAGAAGAACTTCAAATTGCTGCAAAATATGTAGCAGATGGAGGACAAGATTTAAAAGGACTGTTTAGAACATTAGCATATGTTGAAGAAATCATAGAATTAGATCCTTCAAATGAAAATGACCAAGCAGAAATAGCAAGACAATATTTATATGCTACTAATTTTGGAACAGCAGAAGAAATAGAAGAAGAAATTGAAGATTGGAAAGATGTTAATAAATTAGAACAAAAAGCTAATCAGTTTAAACCAAAGTTAGATAGAATGCAAGATGAAATTATTGCAAGGCAACTAGCAGAGCAAGAACAAAAAAAGGAACAACAACAAAGGCAAGCAAAATTATATACTGATAATGTATATAATACATTAATAACTGCTGAACTTGGAGGAATTAAAATAGATAAGAAAATACAAAATATGCTTTACTCAGGATTAGTTCAACCTAACTACCCTTCAATTTCAGGTAAACCTACAAACATGTTAGGACACTTGTTAGAAAAGTATCAGTTTGTAGAACCAAGACATGACTTAATTGCTGAAGCACTTTGGTTACTTGCAGATCCAGATGGATACAAAAATAAAGTAAGAGACCAAGGAAGTAAGGCAGCAATTGAAAAAACAGTAAGACAATTAAAAACTGAAGAGTCTAGAAAAAATACATCATCATATACTAATGAAGATGAGAAATATACAAGGACTCCATCAAGAGAACAAAAAACATTATCTAGAAATAGTAATATTTTTAGAAAATTTTAAAATAAGTAACAAATAAAAACAAAATAAAAAATGGCAACTCCAGTAATGAACAATGGCATATTCCTACGGGATACAGCCTATGCAGCTAGTTCCCATGTGGATTCTTACCACTTGGTGAACATGCTAAAAGATGCAGAACCAATGGACTTAGGTCCAGTAGACCTTTGGGCAATGGCTCAAAGAGTTGAAATGCCTCTATACCAAATGTCAAGCTTTGGTGGAAAAAATGTAATCAATGTAGATAATGCTCGTGGAGAGTACAAATGGCAAACTCCGGTTTCTATTGATCTTCCATACATTATTGAAGACATTGAGGGCACTAATGATTTTAAAGGTATTGATGGTACAACTTTCAAAATTAAAATTAACAAAAGAGAATTTGGACATGGTGATATCATCACATATGACAAATACAATGGTGTTGAGATGTACATTACAGCAGATGATATCCTTCCTTTAGGAGATGGATTTATCTATACTGTACAATTGGTAAACAATGACAACTATAAATACTTAGATAATAAGTACTTAGCTAATGGTACAAAAGTATTCCGTAAGGGTTCTGCCCGTGGAGAATATGGAGAGAGATTCTCTGACATTACAACAAACACAGGATTCCGTGAATTCTACAACTTTGTTGGTGGTGCAGAAGCTCACGTACATTATTCTATATCTTCTCGTGCAGACTTGATGATCAAAGGTGGAATGAATGCAGATGGTACAGTTCCTGTAACTGAAATCTGGAGGACATTTGACAAAAACATTGATCCATCTATTGCATCTTTAGATGACATGGTTAAAGTAATGGGTAAAGACAAAGTTAAAAAAGCTTTTGACAATGGTGATTTATCACGTACATTCTTAACTAATATGGAAGCTGCACATCTTTCTAAGATTGCAACAGACATAGAAACTTATTTAATGTGGGGTCATGGTGGACGTGTACGTCAGGATGGACCAGATGATGTTAGATTGTCAGTAGGTCTTTGGAAGCAGTTGGATAACTCATTCAAAAGAGTATACAACAAGAATAACTTTACACTTGATTTGTTCCGTGGAGAAATTTATAATTTCTTTAATGGTAAAGTTGAGTTCCAAGGTCCAGATCCAAAACGTTCACTAGTTGTTCAAACTGGTATGGCAGGTATGAGAATGGTTAATGAGGCAATTAAAACTGAAGCAATCTCTTCAGGTCTTTTAATCCAAGCTGCAGACATAGGA